TGCTCCCACTGTCCCTAAGCTTTTCAATTTCTTGGAGGATTTCATCTTCTCGGTTTCTTTGCTCTCGGTAAAGGTCATAGTAGAACCTTTTATTTTTAAGATTTAAAAATAATTCTAAAGATCTTATAAGAGATTTAATTAGTCCCAGCATGTGCTTCTTTGGAACAAGAAAATACTTCTACTTCCACCCCCTCGGGAGAAACCTCCCTGACGGAGCCCCCAACTACTTTGGCGCAATCAATTGCCCAACCTAATGCCCCCTCCAACACCGCGCTGTAGCAATGGTGGAACTGGCCCTTACGGGTATAAACCCTGTAAATAACTGATTTTTTACTCATTTTTGTGGTTTGAATTCAAGTGCTACTCTTCCAACATTTTCTTTGTCGTCTGACAACATCCCGTGAATTAAAACACAGTTTGGAAGGAAGTCAATGCTTTTTTCGTCTAAAATATAACGTTGGTCTCCGAAAAGAAGCTCCCGCACCACATGCCGTGGCCCTTTGCGTGTATGCCCTAACGAAGCTTCTTTGCCCATTAGATGTTCTGTTGTCTTATTTGTCCCGACAACCTTAAATATTACACTCATACGCTCTGATTTACACCAAACAATAGTATTTTTAGGATCTTTAAATAGTATAGCCCTTTTTTGATATTTTTCAATCCATTTTTTAAAAGCTTCCACGTTATACTCCCGTCTTATTTCAGCTATAACATAATTTTTATTGTGTTGCTTGAGAAGTGAATCAAAAAGACTGTAAACCGACTCTGTCCATTTGAGGTGTGTGAATTGACTGCTACCGCTTATCCCAAAACCAAACCAAAGTTCCATAAAGTTTTTTTCTTCTGCGACGAACATATACCCAAGTGGTTCTCCGTAGTCTTCAGCCATGTATATTTCACAGGAAGAAACTAAGTCTCTGAAAAAGTCTTTTATTTTTTCTGTTCTTAAGCGGGGGGAGGGAAACTCACAGCCGCTATAAGCCTTAGTGTTCACAGAGTAATCATAAAAAGAGGGCCAGACTACCGAAGGGTCTTTTATATGTTTAATTTTCATCTATTTATTATATAATATATTAATAAAGTGTAAATGAGAATATGGCGGAAGAAGGGAGAAATAAGGCAGCAGCTAGTCTGCTCGATCTACAGCCTACAGCCATATTAGAATTGTTCAGATTCTACCCCGACCGTATCAACAAGCCAAGCCTGTTTCTGAGTATACATGGGGGAGCTATTTTTGATAAGTCAATAAAATGGCAAGGCGTCCAATATCTCCCCCTTGGTATAGAAAGTGAAGGGTTTGATATGCTGGGGGACGGCAAACTCCCGCGCCCTAAAATAAGAGTGGCTAACGTAAATAGTATTGTCACCAATTTTCTTCAAAACTACCAAGACTTTAAAAATGCAAAGGTGGTTAGAAAAAAAGTTCAGGTTAAATTTTTAGACGACTCCAACTTTGACGGCGGGAATCCATTCGGAATAGCAGACAGCAAAGCCGAGCTTCTAGACGAAGAATGGATAATGGGGCGCAAGACCCAAGAATCTAAGATATTTGTAGAATTTGAATTGAATTCTCCTTTAGATTTAGAAAACTTTGATGTTAATTCTAGAGGAGTCCAAGCTAAGTTTTGTTATTGGCAATATAGGGGGGAAGGATGTCGCTACCAAGGACTCCCTGTGGAGAGAGATGATGGGATGCCGTTTCTAACTACGGGCAACGTTCCCATAATGCCTAACTATACGCCTCCTGAAGCTCCCGATGGGGCGGTGTCACAAGTAGATTTTTTTGATGATGAAAGTGTTAAGTGGAATGGTCACACAAACTACACGACAGGTAATATAGCTATGGTGGAGAGTCCCACCATCTTACTCCCCCTGTATGGGGGAGGGGGTGCCAATGAGAGCGGAGTTCCCCTTAGGACTTTTTATGTATCTGTAGCTGAGAATAATTCAGGGAATCATCCTGAAAAAAACCCTAGTTTTTGGCAAAAAGATGGTTGCACTAAAAAGTTGGGGGCGTGTCAAAAAAGGTTTAACTTGGCTGATGATCTGATTTTTAGAGGAGCTGGGGACACAGAAAAAACCTTCCCGACAGTAAGGTTCTCAGGGACAAGTATGGGTAATGTAGACTACATCGAAAATAGTGGGTTGTTCCATACCACGGAAGCTGACGTTACGGGAGCCCTAGACCCCAGAAAAGAATGGACAATTGTGGGGTGGGTGAACATGAATCAAAATTCTCCCAGAGGAGCGGGAATTTTTAGCACCTCTCAAGCTGACAATGATTACTGGCCAGCAGCTCGATATTTAAATATAGGCCGAGACGCAACTTGGAATGCAGGGTTAAGGAATAATAACGTTATCGCTCAATACGTGGGGTATAAAGTCACTGCAACTAGGGGTGGTTCCAACGCATGGCGCACCCATTTTTTGAACACGGCGGCAACGCCGAGCAATGCACTAAATGCCAACGAACCCCCCCCTCAACCATGGACTCAATATGTTATAAGGCATCGCACAGGAACCGCTAACTTTATTAATGGAGAAGGGGACGATCAGGACACTATAATAGAATTTTTTGTAAATGGAGGCAAAACGACTAACAACGACCAATTCTCGGCACGGGGGGCGCGGACGGACATTAACCAGCTCCGCGACAATCTAGGGAACTTCGCTTCGTGGAATGACAGAACTGGGATCAACTGGGGCGGTCCTGACCAAACGGACGCCCAGAAACTCCTCCCTTATACATTCATGTTGGGGGCGGTCGAGTTCTTTAGAAGTAGTAACGATTACGATGACGGTGATCCCTACCATATCTCTACTATGAATGGAGAACTAGGAATGTGGGGGCTTTGGAATAGAGCTTTAAAGGAGCAAGAAATACGTTTTTTACGGAAACGCATCGTCCCACCTATAGAGGTGACTACTAACCCTACCCCTTATGTCCCGCGCTTATATACCGAATGTGTCGGGGCTATGAGCACTTTGACAGGAGGCACGGGATGGAGCGACCCCGCAGGGACAGTAGTGCCCGAAGGAACACCCGCTATCCTTTATGGGAAGGATAGCTTAGTGGCGTGGTGGGATGGAACCACAGGAGACCTAAGTATCGGAAACGGCCTCCTTGATATCCACACAGGACTCAACACCACTTTAACGGGAAGCGGCAATTTCTCGGGAGTGAGCCACACTTATCGAGACGCCACCACCTCATCTCTTAGTAACCCGACTCCTTCTGAGCCAAGATTCGGGGGATTCCCAGGAACTGATGGATTTAGCTATGGAGGAAAAATTTAAAGAAGCAGAGGAGGCTCTGGGTTGTATTAAAAAGCTTTCTCACAAGAGTTTGAATAGGGAAATTTGCGGCTTTCTAGGCTACGATTATTCCCTAAATCAATACATCGTCCAGAAAGAAGAGAACATCGCTGCCACACCATCTTGTCTTTTTTTGATTAATCCTTTAAATTATTTGCTTTTTAAAGATGCTTATGAGGTGGTGGCTATTTTCCATAGCCATATTGTAGGAGATGAGACAGCATCCGAGTTCGATGTAAAAATGGCAGACAATTGTTGCCAGCCGTTTTTAATATATAGTTTAAATACTAAAAAAATAAATATTTATACCCCCGAAACTACCGAAACAGATGTAAAGATACTAGAAAGGATTAAGGCTATAGCATGACAAATATAAGATTACATGGGGTTCTGGCAAAGGAATACGGACAAAATTTTTCCTTAAACGTAGGAAGACCTAAAAATGTGCTACATGCTATTGATGCCAACAGGGATGGTTTTATTGCAAGGATGGTTCAATTACACAAAGAGGGGTGCATATATGAGGTTATCATCAATAACACAAGGCTTACTGAGCCCAACGGCCTAGAAGAAGAGAACGACCCCGCAACTATTGATCTAGTCCCAGTTATTACGGGAAGCGGCCCGATAGCTGCGGCGGTTGCCGCTGTGACTAGCAGTGCTCTTATTGGTAATATAGTGGCCGCTGTGTTTTGGGCTGCTATTTCTTTTGCGTTAACCCCTCAACCTGAATTGCAACAAATAGAAGCAACGGCCCAAGGATCTAAATCATCTCTAATTTTTAGCAACATAGTCAACACCGCAAATCAGGGAGCACCTTTGCCTGTTGGTTATGGCCGCTTAAAAGTGGGATCTCAGGTGATACAGGCGACTATTAAGTCCTATCCCCAGCACCAACCAGTTGATGAGGCTTTACCCACCCAAGGATCAAGAGGCGGGGGAGAAAAATTGAGGGGTCAGCAACCAGAAGCATTAGCAACTAATACTGCCCCCTTCTCATGAGTCACATCTTAAAGAAATTACAGGTAGGAGGGGCTTTTAAAAAGAAAAAACCCAAGCCGCCTATTTATAAGCCTCCCGCAATGGGGGAGTTGCAATATGGAGCTTCTTATAGTTATGCAGAAACTCTTGATCTGATTAGCGATGGGCCTATCGAAGGTTTGGTCGGCCCTCTGGGAGAGAGGCTGGAAGGGCTGAACATCCTGAAGGGAATTTACCTTGATGATACGCCGATAGCGATATCAAACAACATTACCGCATCGGAAGACACTGTTCTCTCAGAAACAGAAGAAGTAGCCCAGCAATCGAGGGCTATGCAAGTAGCGTCAGCAGACGAGGTCGCTAACACGGGGACAAAATCATTCAGAAATTTCTTTAGAGCCCTAACACAACAACCCTCTCTAAGCACAGACGGGCTGCTCTCCACCATGACTTCTGCTCCAGATTCTGGAGGATATAGCTCATGGGAATGGCGGGTTCTCCCTGAGATAACTTTCCTGAATTGGAGGATCAGGAGAAACAATTCCAGCCCAAGCCTTGCTCCCAGCTCTTATGAGGCATCCATAATGGTGAGAGCTTATATCCAAGACGCTATAAGCGCCCAAGAGTTTTATTGGTATCTCGATGGAGAACGAAACACAGAAGCTGGAACCTCCTCTATACCAGTATATAGAAACGACCACTACCCTCGGGGATACTTCGGCCACACATCAAGTGTCGCGGGGAGACCCCAATCTCTGT